TAAAGCACTACTTACTGAAGAATACTATAACCAATTTATTGGTGGGAAGATAAACGGAAAATGGTTGAAGAAAAAAGAATCATAGTTTACACACAGGCTGGATGTCCTCCGTGTGAAATGCTAAAGATGTACATCGAACAAAAAGATGTAAAATGCGAGGTGATTGAAGTAGAAACTGATATACCACGAGAAACTTTAGTAAAGATACATCCGGAAATCGCTGATATGGGATTTCCGTTTTCAACAATCAATCATCGAATGATTGGTGATCTCATGTTATATTTGGAGAGTGGTTTATAATGTTAGATGTTTATAGAATTAAAAAGACCCGCGAAATCGTTTATCCATTAGGTAAAGCTGATAATAATCATACATTAGTTTTGTTTCGTAATAAAAGAAAATCTAATAAGGGTAACTGGGGAAATATTCGTTCGGTACGTGATGAGAATATCATAAAGGATAGAGAAAATGGCTGAGGTCATTAACGGTGAGTTCAAAAGAAACGAGACCAACGAGAAGTCAATGGGTGGTACTGAAGTATTGACTATGAAATTGGCCGAAAGGCTAGATAAAGATGTACTCGATGGTGTACAGATCGTATCATCTCGTGTAAGAGAATTGCACGACGATGTAATACGTATTTTTTGGGCGCATGACTTACCAGGTGATCCCGAATCAGAATTTTTAGGTACTCAATACGGCAAAGATAAGTTTCATCGATTTGTGTTTGTATCTAATTGGCAGATGCAGGGTTATATCGACCGCTATAATATTCCGCCATCAAAGTGTGTAGTCTTGAGAAATTTTATCGATCCTATCGACGATTATGAAAAAGACGAAGATCAAATTAAATTGATTTATCACACTACTCCTCACCGAGGATTAAATATTCTTGCTCCAGTGTTTAATATGTTGTGTCAAAAGTATGACAATATTACACTTGATGTCTATTCATCTTTTGCATTATACGGTTGGGATGTTCGCGATCAAGATTACAAGCAAGTATTCGAAACACTAGAGAGTAATCCTAAAGTTACAAATCATGGTACACAATCAAACGATGTCGTAAGAGAAGCATTACAGAAATCACACATCTTTGCTTATCCTACCACATGGAAAGAAACGTCATGTTTGAGCTTAATCGAAGCAATGTCAGCAAAAAATATCTGTGTGCATTCAAATTACGGTGGAATTTTTGAGACGGCTTCGCATTGGACAAATATGTATCAATACAATGAAGATTTACAGAATCATGCAAGTGCATTCTACAATATGCTTGATTTAACAATCGAAAATTATAATGATATGAAACACAATGCTGTGCCGACTAAAGTATATGCCGACACTTTTTATAGTTGGAAAAATAGAAAATCAGAGTGGGAGGCTCTCATCGCTTCGTTAAAATACGGTATAGTTGATAAATCTTTACCAAAAGACGAAGGACCGATGTTTAACTATAAAACTACATAAATAGTTTTATGAGCAATGTAATAGAGTTCCCATTAGATCGCCGCTTTGAACAAATGGCGATTGAAGATGGATTCAATATCTACGATAAAGTAGAAGTCGCTGAATTAGATACGGATCAATACCTATCTGAAATACTCAGTAGTATGTTTAATAATGACTACAGAGTAGATAATGAAGATTACGTGTATGATATTTCTTTCTTATACGAGACTCTCAAATCATTTGTCTATAAGATGAATGATTGTCATCATCCTATTCAACACTTTGCAAAGAATTTATACTGGGATGCCGTGCACCCAAACACTACTCAATTGGAATTCGATTTTTAGGTTTACAAAGCCACTTTTATTTGGTAGAATATACTAGTAAATAAGTGGAGTTTAACAGTGATTATATTAGATTACAACCAAGTAGCCCTCGCCAATCTAATGGTCAGCGGCCCTAAAAATGTCAATGCGAACGAAGATCTACTACGTCACATGATCCTCAATTCTATTCGCATGAATAAAGTCAAGTTTGAGAAAGAGTTCGGCGAGTTAGTCATCGCATGCGACGCTACGTCTAACTGGCGCAAACAGTTCTTCCCCTATTATAAGGCGAATCGCAAGAAGAATAGACAAGATTCTGGTCTCGACTGGAACGAAATCTTTCGTATTCTCAATGCAGTACGCGATGAACTTGCAGAATTCTTTCCCTATCCCACCGTCCGAGTTGAGCATGCCGAAGCCGATGATGTCATTGCGACCCTTTGTCATGAACACGGACGCCAACTCGGCGGTGACCCTATCCTCATCTTGTCAGGCGACAAAGACTTCCAACAACTACAGCGTTACTCAAATGTTTCGCAGTATGATCCTACTCGTAAGAAGTGGATTAAGTGTAATAATCCTGAAGATTTCTTGCAAGAACACATTCTTAAAGGTGATACAGGTGATGGTATCCCGAATGTGCTCAGTTCTGATGACACGTTTGTAGCCAATGCACGACAGAAGCCATTACGATCGAAAAAAATGGAAGAACTGAAGATGCTACATTTTTGGGATTGGGCTGAAGATGTGAACAAAAACTATCAGCGTAATCGTATGCTCATAGATCTAAATGCTGTACCTGATAGAATACGCACAGCAACAAAGAAAGCAGTAGAAGAACAAGAAGGTAAAGGACGAGATAAACTCTTCAATTACTTTATCAAATACAAACTCAAAAACCTAACCGAATGCATATCTGAATTTTAATGAAAGAGACATTCGTAGTTTTTCCAGTAATTATAAACAAATTTAAACATCATGAAGAGTTAAAAGAAAAATTACTTACAGCAATCAACGAACAAAAAGAATTTAAACCTCTTATAGTTCATGATCAAAATATAGCAAGATGTGATTGGGATACATCTCGTTTTGATAGAGAACGTGAATGGTATAAAATTTTAGATGAACCACTACATGAACATTTAAAAGAGTGGTGTACACATTTAAAGTATGAGTATTTCGAAATACATGAAATATGGTTTCAACAATATACTACTGGTGGTAAACACTCATGGCATACACACGGAGATAATTTTACGAATGTATATTACCTCGACTTACCACAAGACAGTTCACAGACTGAATGGATAGGACCAGTGACGCGCAAAATACATAAATTTGATGTAGCTGAAGGAGACATCATTACTTTTCCAAGTTGGCTAATACATCGCGGCCCTATAAATTTATCAAGCAAAATGAAAACTATCATATCATGGAATTTGGAAGTTACAATAAGTGATCTATACGGAGAGAATAATGGCAGTTAAACTAATTAGTGATATCTTTAAAGAAATCGAGAAGACATCAGGTAGAAAGAATAAAATCGCTAAGCTGCAGGAGTATGAAGGTAATAATGCTTTTATGCAAATCCTCGAGGCAGTATGTGATGTTCGCATCATATTTGAATTGCCTGAAGGTGCACCACCATTCAATCCACCAGAAGATATGATTGATAACACAGGCGGACTATATCAAGAAGTTCGTAAGCTGTATATCTTTACTAAGAATCAACGTAGTGCGAATATTCATAACATTAAACGTGAACGTATATTCATCGAGATGTTAGAGAGTATTCACCCAGAAGATGCTAAGCTAATGCTTGGCGTCAAAGATAAGAAGTTGCCATATAAAGGCATTACAACTAAGTTAGTAGAGGAAGCATTTCCAGGTAGGTTCAAGTATGAGTAAGTCAAAACGAGAAAGTAATTATCGTAAAGAAGAACGTAAGTTTGAAGACGGTAGTAAGAAGGAATTTATCCACGAGTATCGCGAGCATAAAGAAGAAAAATATTTAAAAAATGTGCTCAGATCTAACGATTTAGAAGCTCTGTTGGAAGTTGAAGATTATAAATAAAACATGCCAACGTACACATATTTTAATTCTGAGACTGGTGATTTAGAAGACCATGTACACAAAATTGCTGAGATGGATTCCTTCTTGGCGGCGCATCCTCATCTCACTCGCAAGATCACCACTAATAAGACAAGTATTGTTACTGGCGTCAATCAAAGACCTGACGCTGGCTTTCGTGATGTTCTCAAATCAATAAAGAAAGCTTCTGGGAGGGGCAGCACAATCGAAACATTCTAACCCGTAAGTATAACAAAAACAGAGTAGGTTATATGGCACTTTCGAAGAGACAAAGGCGCGCATTGCGTAAAGACGGTATTTTAGACAATCGCGACCACGTACCACAGAGAGGCATGAAGCTTCAGCCAATCTATCCGAAAACTTTTGCTCAACAGTTGACTTTTGATGCATTCGACTCAGGAGACCACTTACTACTTCATGGAATGGCAGGTACAGGTAAGACTTTTATATCTTTTTACTTGGCACTGTCCGAACTTTTCAATAACCCCGACTGCGAATTCTATGACATTACTGTCGTAAGATCTGCAGTACCAACCAGAGATATCGGCTTCCTTCCGGGTAATGAAGATGAAAAGCTATCAGTATATGAAGAACCTTATCGAGCAATCTGTAACGAGTTGTTTCGACGTGGTGACGCATACGATATCCTGAAAGAGAAAGACCTCGTAAAATTTATGTGTACTTCTTTCGTCAGAGGCTGTACAATGGATAATACTATTGTCATAGTAGACGAAGTTAACAACATGAATTTTCATGAACTCGATTCACTGATTACACGAATCGGAGACAACGCGCGACTCATCTTTTGCGGCGACTTCCGCCAAAGTGATTTGACTAAACAGCAGGAGAGACAAGGTCTCTTAGACTTTATGAAGATTATCGACAGACTACATGGATTCGAACACATTGAATTTCATGCTAACGATATTGTTAGATCGTGTCTGGTGAAGGAGTATATCATTGCAAGAGAAGAACTCGGGCTTTGCGCTTAAATTATTTGAACCTAAACCCCTAAAACGAATCAACGAGGACGGCCAAAGGCTGTACGTTACTGAAAGCGGAGAAAAATATCCATCAGTAACGTCAGCCCTTGGTGCATTATCGAGGAAGAAGATATGGGAATGGCGAAAACGTGTGGGCGCGGAAACTGCCAACAAGATCTCAACACAGGCATCGCGCGCAGGTACTGCAGTGCACCAGGTTGCCGAGGACTATATTCTTGGGCAGATGAAAGAAGACGTGAATCCGATCGCACTAAACACCTTCAAAACTATCCAACCTTATCTGGACGAACACGTTGACGAGATCTATGGTGTCGAATTACAAATGTATTCCGATGAACTCAAGACTGCTGGTACGTCCGATCTGATCTGCCGTTATGCAGGTCAAAATACAATCTTAGACTTCAAAACATCTAAACGCTGGAAACCAAAAGACGAGATTCATTCGTACTTTATGCAAGGTGCTGCGTATGCTACAATGGTGAAAGAACACTATGATATGGATATTGAACGTATCGTAATTCTCATGGCAGTTGGTGGTGGAGAAGGTGCAATTGTATTTAATGAACCACTCGAAGACTGGCAACCAATGACTCGTAAATTCTTTGATCTATATCATAAAGGCAAACTAAAGGACTTCTAATGCATCCGAGTAAATGGGCTTTGTCGAGAAATTTCTTGACCGAAGATCAATGTGATGAAATCATTGAATTAGCCGAGAGAATGAAAAGGCAACGCGGTTCTCTTCATGACTACGAAAATAGTGTGCACAAAGATTCACGATTATGCGATGTTATTTGGTTTACCGAACATAATGCAGAAAAAGCTGGCGTTGTAGATGAGGTAGGAAGAATATATCAAATTGTTGATCAACAATTTAATGGTGTCAAACAAATCATGAAACTAGATCATTGGATTATCGATGATCGCGAAAATTTTCAATATACAGAATATACAAAGAAAGGCGAATGGTATGATTGGCATATTGACTGTCATCGAGAACCATATCCTGAATTAGATGAGAATGGTAATCCGCATCGATGGGCAGGAAAGGTAAGGAAAATGAGTATGAGTATTTTCCTCAAT